GAGCCAAGATGTTGGGCTCGTCGAAGTGACCAGAACTAAAGTTAGATGGGTCACGGAGTACATCGCTAAGGTTGGGCTGATCATACTCGCGTACCACCCAGTCGGGGTTGTTGTTAATCTTCTCAAGCGTGCGCGCCGGTATGGGCATTGTGCCACTAGCGAGGATGGTTCCGTTGGCGTCTTTGATCTCAAAGGCCTTATCCATTCTTATTCTAGGTGAGTTTGTGTTGGGCGGCAGGTGAATAAGCGTCTCGGTGTAGTCCTCGCCGCCTGGCAACACGTACTTGCCGTACTGGGTCTCGTCGCTACCATAGCCCTCAGCGCGGATGTTCTTGGTGCTGACCTTGGGTGAGTTCTCTTGGATGTGTTTGACGATGTCCGCCTTGGACAACTTAGGCTGCCGCGCCAGTAGCTCGTCTAGCTTGATCGCTAGTGCTTCCTTCTTCGCGGCCTTGGGTGCGTTGGCCTTGATGTACGCCGCCCACTGTGAGCTAGGCATTGACTCCATCTTATGCGCAATGATCGTTCTCTCTAGTGGAGAGAACATGTTCTTGATCTTGGTGAGTGCGCTAACTGGGTTTGGCATAGCATTCCCTAAAAAGGATTGGCTTTGCGCGATTTTAACTCATATCAAATTAAAATACAATTACTGAAAGTCATCTGTCATGTAAATATAAATCGGCGTCTCTTCACCAACGTACGCGCACTCAACGTTAAAGTAGAAGTAGTCTACCGCGTCGTCGTACGTCATCCCGTCCCGCTCCATTAAGATCGCGATTATCTTGTTAGCGTCGTACACCGCAAGGCCTCGTGTAGTCTCACCAATAATCGCCTCGTCAAACCCGTCGGCTGTTACCATAGCTGTCGCTCCTGTTAAGTTTATGCTGCGTACGGATTGCTTCTTTCTTTTGGTGGCGCTTGCCCGTACTCAACCTGGTTGCCGTCGATGCTCAGCATGCGCGTGTCACGCAAGTAGATCAGCGCCTGCGTCATGCTGTCGACCATGTCGTCGTGCTCGCCGTTAGGGAAGATCATCAGCTCGTGCATCATCGCGTCTGTCCACGCTGGTGCGCGGCCTGGGTTCTTCTTCGACTCAGGCAGGTACACCAGGCCAGACTCAAGCAAGGGCGCGACCGCGTGAACGCGTGTTACCTTGTCTGCTCGGCCAGGGTTGTACGGATGGCAAGGCACGCCGCTGCGACGCAAGTCTTGCATAAGACTTATGCCCGATCCCTTCTCCTCAATCAGCACCACGTCAACCGTCTTGTCCTTGTCGCCGTACTTGGACCGGTACTCCTCGCCCATCTTCTTACGCAGGTCGGGGTAACCGAGGTGCTCCTTCCAGCAGTCAAGCAGCACGACCGACTTACCCTTCTCGTGGTTGAACACGCCCCAGGTGCTGCAGGCCGTTGGGTCGTTCTGTGTCTTCTCGGTGAAGGCCGTGTCGTAGGACTGCACAACGTACATGAGCTTAGGCAGTGGGTCATTGGCCGACAAGAGCTTGAACCAGTCGCGCTTGATGATACCACCAGCGGCCGGTGACGGACGTTGCTGCAGCTGGCCCGATGTGCCGTACTCGCCAAGCTGCGTCTTGAGCTCGTCGATCTCTTTCATGCCGAAGCGGCCCTTCCACAGCAGCTCACCGTCCTCGGTGCGTGGGTCGTAGTTGCCTAGCGTGGTCTTGCTGCGTCTACCCTTCTCGAACTGAGCCGGCAAGCAGAGGTGATCCCAGCCACCCTGCCTGAGTACGTGGCCAGAGAGGTCGTTCTCGTGCAGCCGTTGCATCACGATCACCTTGCAGCCGGTCTTCGGATTGTTGAGACGCGTGCTCATCGCCTGATCCCACCACTCAAGCGTGGACTCGCGCATCGTGTCTGACTGCGCCTCCATCGAGTTGTGCGGGTCATCGACAACCAGCACGTCGCCGCCGTGGCCAGTGGTCGACGCGCCAACAGAGGTTGCGAACCGGTAGCCGGACTTGTCGTTCTCGAAGAAGGTCTTAGCGTTCTGGTCACCAGTCAGCGCGAACCGATGACCCCAGCGCTCTTGGAACCAGGGCGACTCAATCAGTCGGCGGCACTTGAGTGAGTCACGCACCGACAGACTGATTGCGTACGAGGCGAACAGCCAACGGCACTGCGGCTGCGTCATCCACACCCACACCGGCCACATGACAGCGACCTGTATCGACTTCATGTGTCGAGGTGGCACGTTGATGAGTAGGTTGCGTATCTCGCCGCGCGTGACGGCCTCCAGGTGCTCAGAGATGGTATCGAGGTGCCAGTTGCCGATGTAAGGCGTGCCGGGCTCGATGACGTGCCAGGCCATCTTAGTGAACTCGCTAAGTGAGCGCTCAGCTCGCCGCCTGTCGTGCTCAAGCTGGATAGCTCGCAGCGGTATCACGTTGGACATGTCAATCATACGTCGGTTACCACCTTAAGACCGTCTAGGCTCTCGTCTGAGGCCTTCGCGGTTAGTCTGAGGTACTCGGTCAGCTCGTCGTCAGTTAAGCGGCTCAGCTTGATCTCACTAGCCAGCGAGCCGTTCAGGTTAATGTTCTTGCTCTCGATCTTATCAACGTACAGGCCACTGACCTTACCTCGTAGCATCTCGCCATTAATCGCAGCAGAGTACTGATCCTTGGCTGCAGCCTGGTCGCTCAGCTGGCCTAACTTAATCAGGTGATCTTCGAGCGTGATCTGCACCTTCTTGATCACAGGAGCGCGTAGCTCTGCGATTCTTGCGATTAGCTTGGGTTTGGTCATGAGCTCTTTTGCAGAGCGATGAATGGTAGCTTCCTTGTAGCGACTGGTGTCGTAGGCCGCTCTGTAGGCATCTGACTGGTTGTTGCCCCTAACAATGTTCTGACAGAAGACCTCCTCTTGCGCGGTAAGACCGCTTGGCATTAGCGCCGATGAGGCTCTCTCGCGTGGCTCACTTACTTCACTCATGCTTTAAGCCCTGACAAATGTTCAATCGTAAGTGTAAACCCTTCACGCCTTGCGATGTGAATAATTTCAATCCAGTACTTCTGCGGGATGTGACCGTCGGTGCCCTTCATGATCTTAGGATAGGTCCAGCGAGTGATCGTGCTGGGGCTGATGCCAAGCTTCTTGGCCAAGGATCGGTTGCTCTTAAACTTAGACAAGACCGTGGCTGCGGGCTTCTTGTTCATCAGGTGGCTGTACTCTTCGTTGCTCATTTGTTTTCCAATATCATTCAACAAGCGACAGTATAAACTAATTGTGCGTTTGCCTCAACACAATAACACAACTTAAATAAAATTAGCCTTGAAACCCAATGATAGCCTCATCGTTAAAAATAATTAAAAATAATTGAATAAAAGTGTTGCGTTTACCTCAACACTCTGTATAATCGTTTCTGTGGTTGGGCAACACAATAAAACTAAAAGGACTAAACAAAATGAACGAAGATGAATACACAAACTACGGTACCGAACAAGATCGAGTGGATCAATACACTTACGTTTACGGCGCTGAAAGAGCTGATCAACAATGGATTCTTTCACCGTACGACACCTGGGAACGCAACCCACACTACACAGGCCCAGATCAGGGTCACCCAGAAGACGATTACGACGATTAATTAAATAGGGCCTTCGGGCCCTTATCAAGGAGACTTAAAATGAACAGCAAACTAAAAAGAAAAGCAGACCAGATCACCAAGCGCTTCCCTGGTGTGTGGCTAAAAGACGGTGAGGACTTTAACGGCAGCAAGGGCGCGCTGTGGTCCGGTGAGGGCTCAGAGATTGACGGCAACTACGCGTTCGATTACTACGGCCACCGCGACACAATGGGCGTACACCCAGAGTTGTTTGAGTACCTACACAAGATAGGCCTACACTCTGAGTGGTACGACAGCGGTACGGTTTTAATTTACCCTAACTAAGGAGACACAAGATGAAACTATCACACGAAGAGGTACTACTGCTAGTCAACACGATCAACCCAACGGTTGAGTACTACCGCGAGGTTAATGAGAATCGGTTCAAGGCGCTGTCAGCGCTGCAGGCCAGGCTCGAAGAGTACCACGACACGACCATGCAGCTAGAGTACGAGGCCAATCAAGAGTAGGCCGGGTGGGCCTTTTGGCCCTACTAAAAATAATTGAAAATAATTGAATAAAAGTGTTGC